GCGCGTCCATACCTAGTGGTTCCTGCTGGCTAAGTGAAGGTTGGCTTGGTTGGGGCGTGCTTTCGATTAGAGAGGCGCTGCCACGTTCCCCGATACCTTCCCGCCAGAACCGTTTAAACAACGCTGTCCAGTTAAGCTGGAGCCCTCTACGCTGCATATCAGACATAATCAGTTCGCCACCTTTGCCCAGTGCGCTAAACAGCTTCAGGATCGCGTCAACCCGTTGGCCGTTTTCTTGGGACTGGAGTGAACCAACCCACGTCAAATCAACATCCCCCTCCAAATCCTTCCGGGTCATGCGTTTGATAAAACCCTCAGCGCCCGGAATCTTCATAACTTGGGATTCAGGGACAAACTGGAGGGTCAAATCGTGCAGGTCCTTTAGGATTGGGGTCAAAATATCGTCTTCTACGCTTCTGGCGGCGTCTCGAATGTCAGCCAGAGACATGCTTAAAAGGCTGGAAACAGCCATATTGCCACGCGGCATGTTCCGCACGGTCTGACCCTCAGCCATCGGACTAGACCCGCTAAAAAGGTCCATCAGCCCCATCGTAAAATGAACCTGCTGATAACCCGTTTTGGTGGTATCGTGCATTTGCATAGATTGGACAGCGCCGGGTGGAACCATCCACTTTGCGCGGGGTTTCCAGATTAGGGTGTCAGTTCGGCCAACTTGGTTCGGGTCGATAGCTGTAGGGGGTCCTAAGTTCATTGCCTGACCCTCACACAGCATATTGATTTGGTCATTGAGTAGAGTTTGCATCCACTCTTGGTCGCTACCCATGCTGGAGGTGTCCTGCTCACCGGGAATCTCACGGTCAGTAGTTAGTCGATACTGTGGGCGCGGGTAGGTCCGGGTGGGTTGGTGAGTGATACAACCATAGGGTACATCTTTGGCTGGGTTTTCATCTTCCTTTTTGTTCCAGACGATCCACACCATTTTCCACTTGTCGCCATGGTTGATCCATACTTCGGATAGGTGAACCCATGTGGACTCTTCCTTGGTGGGTTTGTTTTCTACCGGAACATCCTTGGGTTCGGTTTGACCGGAACTGGCTAACCGTTGTGTCAAATGGCTAGGCCACTGAGGATCTATTAAGTCTGTGGCTTTTAGTTGGGTGGCTTTTACCCGTTTAGCTGTGGCGTTGTACTGCTCAAGCGGTAAAAGCGCATCCTCCACTATCAAACGGGCATCGTCCAGGTTGTTAACGGTCTCAGGAAAGTACAGGAACATGAACGGGTCCACCGCCCGGACGGACGGAAAGACGTTGCCATCCCGCACGGTGATGGAGGTTTTGGCGATTGCCTCACCGTATAGGGCTAAAGTACGGAACCACTGTTTAGCCAGTGAGTAGATACGGATCTTTTTGCGCATGAGGTAAAGTAGGTAGTTGTGGACTGACTCCGCGTGCTTATCCGCCTCATCACCCATGGTATCCGCTGGCATCACCTCGAAATACTCCGCTGAGGGGAGCACCATTTGAGCTGCACGCTTGGTAAAGCGTTCGATAGAGCGCCGGAAGTAGGGGATGTAGTGATTGAACTGGCTGGACTTAAAGAACTGCTTGGTTTTATCACCTTTCCATGCGCCATGGATCTCCAGCCAGCGTTTTATGCGTGGTTCGGCGCGGGACCGCATCCGGTTTATGACGGCGGAAAGTTGCTGCTCTAACTCTTCCTTGTTGTCACTATCAAACATCAGGGTTCCTTTTTCGTATTGTGGCACGTTTATTGCTTAAAGCACAATCAGCCGAACGGGTTGGCGTAGGGGTCTCTGGCAACACCACCGATTGACTGTGAATCCTGCTCGCTCACATCATCAAAGTGGCCCATTTCCAGGGGTCGGTAGAAAAGCATGGCTGCGTACCTCACCGTGTCGGCTATGTTGTCGTAATAGCCATCCTTGACCGGTTTTTTGCCATCTTTGCCCACCTTGTCTGGAGGGTAGTGGTAGCCGCCCGCTAAAGCTTCGATGGTTTGGGAGCAGCGCCGATGGATATGGAAAAGGTAGGCTCCACACTTACATTTAGTGTTTAGGAGTTTGCGCACTTGGTCCAAGCCGGGGTCGATATCGGCATACTTCTGGTATTTGAACCGGAGATTTAAGCCGCCCTCTGCAAATGGACGTGACAGCCTTATGATTGGCCCCGGACCTTTCTCGTTTATGGCTGCTCCAGCTGCGTCTGCACCATCCTTGACTAAGCTAAGGGGGATCTCAGGGAACCGGTCGACATGGTGAGCAAGCACTTTCGCAGCAAAATCCTCTGATTCTAGGTTCTGGTCCATTAGCTCCTCGTGTTGGACCATGTGAAAACTGCCGGATTTGCAACGAAATATCTGGTGCCATGAGCAAGCTGGGCAATGGTAGCCCCAATCCCAGACGCGGTAGAGGGTGGCCGGGAAAAGCTTTGGATCTCCTACGTGCTTTAGGAAGTCAAAAGTGGCATAAACCGGCTTTCCATCGGTGGAAAACCCGTACATACCATCAATGATCCGTTTAGCTTCAGCTTGTGTGTGGTTGAGTAGGAGCTGGGCGACGTATTCACGGTTGACAAAGGGGTTCTCGTAGGTGGAGGAACGGACCAAGCGGTAAGAGGTGGCGATAACCTCACCATCGTTTAAACGAACCTCACGGGTCCAGCCTCCAGGTTTGGGGAACGTCTTGGCTATCCAGTGTTGGGATGATGGAGGGTTGGTTGCCAGGATAAACTTTAGGTAGTCAGCAGCGCGTGGGAGCCGTAACCGCCCGCTAACATCCTTAAACGTCTTTTCTGGTTCCTCTTGCGCCTCATCGAGAAACGCCCAACCATACTCAGGACCCAAAAACCGCCCAATATCTTTAGTCTCACGAAAAACCACCTCCGATCCGTTAGGGTAGATGATCCGGTGCGGCCAACCATCCCGCATCTCACGGGTCTGGAACTCCACCCCGGAACGCTGTAGGACCTCCAGGTAGATCCTTTCAGTGGAGTCATGGAGCTTTGGGAGTGACCGGCGCATGACTATTCCCATGTTGCCGGGTATAGACACTGACAAAATGTGCCCCATTATGCAGCTGGGTAAAGTTTTGGCGGAACCGTACCCGCCAACCAGAGCAACAAACTTCTCCTTGGACTCCAGCAGTTCCTTTTGCTGGGGTAAAATGTGGTGATGGGGGTCCCGCGTGTCCGTGCAACCCTTAATTGGACACTTGCCGGGTATGCACGCGGGAAACAGCTCCTCAGTTGTCATTTATTTTACAGCATTGACAAGTACAGGGCCTAATGGGGTGTTTTGGATCGTGCCAACCGTTACATTCCTTACATTTGAAAACCTTAGTCGTCATTTAACATACCCCTAACCAATTCCGGGTTGGATTTGATAAAGGAATAGATGCCAGCAGCTAAAATGGATATGCCGGTTTCCTTTAGATCCATGAGCTTTTCCAGATCGTTTATGTCGGCAACGCAATGGATGATCTCGTGAAGCAAAGTAGAGTAGAACTGATCCTTACCGCATTCAGTGGCAACTTTGATCCACCCGCGCATGGGGTTGGCCCGACCCCAGCACTCATCTAAGTCGTTGTAGGGTTCGACGGTGAAAGTGTACTCGTGGTCAAGGATTTTGATTTTGTTAACCATTTCCCACCTTAGTTTTCTGGAGGTTGAAATCCTCCGGTTTGCTAAGGACTCTAGGCTGTTTGATCTTGGCTTGGGACAGTTTGACAGCCACATCCATTAGGGTGTCAGTACCGACAAGCCTATTTTCAGTAGCACCGTTTACGTCTGTTACTGTTATAGAGCCCGTTGTAAGAGCCTGATTAAGAAGCTTCCAAGCTTGCTCTGACAGCTCAAGCACATCTTTTGACATAACCACCTCTTTGCTCGTTTAAACAAATAGAGACACGTTCCAAACCAAACTATTAGCCTGAGAATCACTGGTTCACCCGTAAACGTCCGGTTACGGTTGCTGTAACATTTGCTATGCCCGTACCTACATCAGAGCCACTACTGACCGCTTCGATGTATACAGCGCCTGTGGAATCAGCAAAAACACCGGGAATCCCGGTTGGTCGGAGGTTGCCGGTGGGTGAAGTTGTGACCAGAACCGCGCCATTGGAGTCCCTTAGCACGTTTGGAATCCCGCAAGTGTGCAAAGGAGCCACAGGGCTAAATGTGACAAGGAGAGCCCCAGTTGCGCTATCGGCTACAACTCCAGGTATGCCGCACGGAACCGCCACACCGGTTATGATCTCAGTGACCCAGAGCCGCCCGGTTCCATCAGCCTGGACATTCGGGATACCAGTTCCCAGCCGAACCACCAGCACAACTGTTCCATCTGAGCCGACGCCTAGAACTGTAGCGGTGCCATTAATCGTACCAGCCGCTTTGTTAAACGAGCGGCCCACACCTGCTAAAGTGGCTATTCCAGTGAGTGAACCACTGGCGCGGTTTAAAGAGCGCCCCGCCCATTGCACGGTTGCCGCACCAGTTATAGAACTGGCTGAACGAGCAAGAGTTTGACCAATAACTTGGAAAGTAGCTACTCCGCTGACTGAACCAGCCGCCCGGATAATCGCCTGAGCAATTCCAGTGACAGTGGCGGAACCAGCAAGGGTGCCAACCGCTTCTATTTCAGTGGCCCCACCTTCACCTTCCGCACCCACACCTGAAACTGTGGCTATACC